AGCTTAATAAAAAAGAACAAAAACAAAGCTCAAAAAAGTAGTAGCTTAACTCATTTGGAAATAGCTAAGATGTATGTATATGGGCAAAATCACAGTGATGATACCTTGTATGCTAGGTCTGATTATCATCGCTACACAAATGGCGTTTGGCAAATTCTGTCCGAAACATTTTTTCGTAGAGAGGTAAAAACACTTCTGGAGTATTTAGAAAAACGGGATGATTGCAGTTTTACGAGTGGACAACAATCCAGCATATGCGAGTTTATCCGTCAAGAGGTAGCAGTTGCCGATGAAGAGCTAGACGGCAATCAAAGTTTAATCAATATGAAAAACGGCACTTTTTGTATTGAGCGGCATGAGCTATTGCCACATGATCCCACTGATTACATTACTACACAACTGCCATTTGATTATGATGAAAATGCAAAATGCGAATTATGGGAAACGTTTTTGCATTCGTCATTGACAAAAATTGGTGATGATCCATTTCATGCGTGGGTATCAGACAGTCAATTAGTCGAGTTTGTACAAGAGGCCATAGGATACAGCTTAACAGCGTCTATGACGCATCATAAAATGTTCTGGTGCATAGGTGAGGGTAGTAATGGTAAGGGCGTGTTATTCGCTATTTTAGACGCTTTAGGTGGCAATGCAGCAACGGCATTTAATCTTGATATGCTTAATCAAAATTGGAATACGTATCACCTAGCCGCACTGGCTGGAAAGCGGATTGTCTATTGTACAGAAGTTAGACGGGATTTTGACTTTAGTGGAGACGCTATGCTAAAGGCTCTTACAGCAGGTGACAAAATACAAGTAAGACAGATAGCAGAAAAACCGTTCGAGCTTCAGAGCATCGGTAAATTGTGGATTAGTCTTAATGATTTTCCGCATGTAAAAGATACGTCTCATGGTTTTTGGCGACGTGTGTCCGTAGTTCCTTTTAATCGCACATTTACAGATGAAGAGGCCGATCCAGACCTAAAAGAAAAGTTGATGAATGAGTTGCCAGGTATCTTCAACTGGTCAATGCAAGGGTTAAAGAGATTTAGAACTAACGGCGCTTTTACTGAATCGGTTCAAGTAGCTGAATACACAGACAAGTATCGTAGGGAATCAAATACAATCGCTCTGTTTGTTGAAGAGGATTGTGAGGTGGATTTACAAGACGATACCTTGTATACGTCAATAACACCACTATACAGGGCCTATAAGGATTGGTGCAATGATAACGGCTACAGACCATACAGCAGTAAAAATTTTAAACGAGAAATTGAGCGACTAGGATATAAGGAAAAACGTACCAGCAGCCAGCGGCGTATTATGTGGATTAAAGAAAAAGACAAAAGTATTTGGTAAAGGAGAATGAAATGATTAGGCAAATAGAAATAGTTACACGGGATCACAAATATGCACCAATTAAATACAAAACGGTTGCAGCAGTTGGTAACGATTTGATTATTCACAGGATGGCTCAAAATATTAAGTATTACAGTCTCGATTTTTCAGGATGTTATACAGTTACTCATGAGCATAGCGGATACAGGGTTGCTCGTTGTTGGAATCTTTTAGAAGCTAAAAAATGCAGAGATGAGCTACTGAGTTTAAATATTGATTGGAGTATAAAAAATAGGCACGGGATAAGAGGACAAGCGGAAAATGTTGATGTTGCCAGTATCATCAAAAAATATGATATTGATTTTATAAGCAAAGAAGAAATAGACCCCTATATATAGACTGTCACAACAGTGACAAGAATTTGTCATTTTTGTCACTAAAACCGTCATTTTGCCCTATTTTGGGCATTTTAGGGGTACTAGTCAAAAGGCAGTATAATACAAATCTAATACAATTTTGCATTTTGTCATTTATATGCAAAACATTAGAAAATAAGGGTAAAACCATTAGATATATATTAAATAATGACAAGAATGACTGAAAAATGACAAGAAAGTGACAAGAATTTGTCATTTCTGTCACTCTAAAATTAGAGATTTTACCAGAGGTAGAGTAGAACATATATTTTAATTAGTGACAAGAATGACAAGAATTTAGCCCTTATCCTTTTATATAAACTTATATAAAAAAGCACTTTTTTTAGAATATATATCATTTTATATACAAAAGGATATAGAAAACTTGTCATTCTTGTCATTGGCAGGATTTTACAAAAACGATTTATCCCATATATGGGGGTAAAAGCAAAAAAATAAGGAAATAAAAATGACAGATTTAATAACAGCTTTGGAACATGCAGAACAGGTAAAGAAAATAGAAGAAGAGAATAAGGAATTAAAGAAACGAATTAAGGAGCTTGAGGATGCCTTGCGGCCGTTTGCTATAATTGCAGATAGCAAGAATGAATTAGGAATCAGAGCGCACGTAGCAGTAAATATTGTTACTCGTGATGGGTTAGAGGGTATTTTGGAAAATGTTTTAAAGGTACTGAAAAATGATCAAGAAAATTAAAAATAATCTAGTGTTTAGTGTGGATTTTAAGAGTTTTTATAAAAGTATGTGGATAGGGCCGCTGCTTATTACGTGGTGTATTAATGGTAGATGGTATCAAGTGAAAGAGTTAGAATTTGCTTGGTATGGTTGGGATTATTGGAGTTAGGCCCTGTATTGCGTGGAGACAAAGACAATGAAAGATGATTTAGAGATGGATATTCAAGAAAGAGCGTGGTGTGAAGTGCGCCATAGATTCTCTGAAGACGTACTATTGCTATATCCTAGATATGATATTAATGTATGTGCTGAGTGTATGGAAAAGGCATTAGCAATAATTTCTAATACATGCCCTAACTGCCGAGAGGACAGAAGGGGCAAGGGATCGCTTGTATATATGGGCAGGGCATTTTGTAATGAGTCATGTTTTGGGAAATGGAAAGATCAGGTCAACAAAGCCCACAATACAGGGTCTAGGAAATAAATTATGAGCATAGCAATAAAAGCATTCTTAATAGCAATGGCTATATTTCATGGGAGTCATGACTCAGGATGGGCAAGCCGTTATGATCCTGGCGTTATGCAGCGAGTAGCAGATTATCACGGCCTTGATATGTCTATTTATGATGGTGGTATAGCTGTATCAGATTGCTCTGAGATAGGCAATATATGGCTCTTAAAGGCTGAAAATAGTAATGAGTGGCTAGAGGTAATTGTAGTAGATTGCGCTGCAAATGACGGCACTCCTGAATGGATGGTAAACAATAATATAATTGTTGAGTTGTCTTATGGATTAGCCGAAAGACTAGGCGCGGTTGAAGGTGGTGTTAGGGTTGATGTTGTAAAGACGGATTGGAGAGGTGAATGAAATGATAAATGAGTTAAGAGATCAATCTGGAATATATAATCGGTTTGCAGTGGATGTTATGATTGATAATGAATCTAAGTTTTCTACTTGGCATAGAGAGGAGTCCGCTCTTGAGATTGCACGCATTTATAAAAATAATGGGTATGAAGTAAAAATGTATAAGATTACAGAATATGTAGAAGATATTTCTGACTTAATTTGATAGGAGAATAGAATGGATAATACTGATAACTTAATAGATAGTATTGATCCGAAAGTAAAAGAGAGACTGCTTTACTGGTATGGTGAAAGCAAAAACTTGGTATTATGGAAAATTATTCATTTTTGGGAACAGGATGAAACATACTTTTTCTGTATTTATAATGTCAAATATCAGTCTATAGATTTTGTGCGAGTGTTTAACACCTATGGGATATGGCAAATTTCTATAGATGAGCAATCGCATATTAGAGAAATTGTATCTGGCATGATGTAAGCAATTTGATTAAACCCTGTATTTTGTGGCACAATAGGAAAATAGAATTATGAGAGCAAAAGAGTATGCAGAAAAATATAACGAGAATCCAACTAGTAAAAATCTGGCTTATATATGTCATGAATTTATTCTAGAATCTCATGAGATAATGAAATCTAGAAATATCACAAATGACAGGGCTGCTATTGCAGTTTTGAAAGAACAGGATTTAAAATGGAAATCATTTGCTAGTCATGTTCAAGGCGTTAATAGAAATGGATTCTTTTTGGCAGTATGCAAAACAATGCCGGAAGTTGGGAAAATTTGGGAAAGCAAGTACAGATAAAATATTATGAATCCTAAAGACTTTGACAATCCAAGACATGCAGAATTTGTAGCTGCATATTTCAAAAATAATATGATAGGGGTACATGCATACAGGGCTGTTTATGGCAAAGATATGGATTATATGGTTGCAGCCGTCAATGCTTCTAACCTTTTAAAAAATCCTAAAGTTTCGGCCGCTATTCAAAAAATGGTCAAAGAAAGAGTTATGGGAGCTGATGAGTTATTGGCTCGAGTGTCAGAGTTTGCAAGTTCGGAACATGGTAGATACATAGGCGAAGATGGCACTGTTGATATAGTTGGCATGGTAAGGGATGGGAAGGCTCATCTAATTAAGAGCATTAAAGAAACCAAGTACGGCACTGTTTATGAGTTCCATGATCCTAAAGCATACCAAGAATTACAGGGTAAGTATTTAGCACTATGGAAAGAAAAGATTGAAATCGAATCAGCCTATGAGCGTGAAATTTTAGAGCTATTAAAGAATGGCGATATTACTAAAGAGCAAGCTGTTAAGGTGTTAGGGGAAGATGAGGCCAAAAGAATAATTGAGTAATGAATAGTGTAGAAAACCTGTTATCCCCAAAGGCGCAAAAAGAATTAAAGATTCGGCAGTTGCGTCAAATAGCCTATGAGAATCGCAAAAAAGAGCTTTCTGATCCTGTGGGATGGATAGAGAAAAACTTTTACATACCAGAGCTAAAGGGAGCTATTCAATTACAACCATACCAAAAAGCAGTACTAAGAGAATCGCAACGCAAAGATAAGAAAGGTCATTTTGTTTACTCAATTGTTGTTTGGTCGGATATAAAGAAATCCGCCAAGTCAACGATAGCAGCAGCTATAGCTTTGTATGTGGCTCACCTTAGAGAATGGGCAAGCATCAAGATTATTGCTAATGACCTCAAACAGGCTGACAGTCGAGTTGCTTACTATTTGCGACGTGCTATTGAGCTTAATCCACGAATGGCTAATACAGTTAAACAGGTTCGTTATCAGACAACAATACAGGACAACAATTCAACTATAGAAGCTATTCCGGTTGACCCTGGAGGTGAGGCAGGTGGTAATGATGACTTGCTTGTATTCTCTGAGATGTGGGCAGCTAAACATAAGGCAATGGAACAATTCTGGACTGAGATGACATTAAGCCCAACTAAGTTCGGTTATTCTCAGAGATGGGTTGAAACCTATGCAGGGAATCAAGGGGAAGCTAGGATATTAGAACAACTTTATACACAGGGTGTCAAAGATGGCAAGCAGATAGATTTAAGTTATACAGATAAAGACGGCCGTTATCATGACCTATCTGATTTAGAGGTATTTTCTAATGGCTCATTGCTTTGCCTGTGGAATACAAAACCAAGATGCTCTTGGCAAACATCAGAGTATTATGCCAGTGAAGCAGCTATATTAACCCCTAACGAATTCAACCGCGTTCATCGTAATCAATGGGCATCATCAGTTGACACTTTTGTACCTTCCGAATGGTGGTCATCTTGTCAGGCAGCTATTCCCCCATTAGACAAAAAGCATACTATCGTACTGGCAATGGATGCAGGTGTAAGCGATGATAGCTTTGCCTTGTGTGGTGTTAGAAAATGGGGAATAGATGGTGTTGACGTGGTGTATAGTCGTAGGTGGTTACCTCCTGAAGGCGGCAAAATCCGCTACACGAACGCCGAAAACCCAAATGATACAGACACACCAGAGGGAGAGATTAGACGGCTATGCAGGGAATACAATGTAGTTATGGTTGCCTATGATCCCTATCAATTAGAGAATCTAGCCAGTCGATTAACCCAAGAAGGTATAGCGTGGTTTTTTGCATTTAGCCAAGGCGGGGCAAGGTTGTTAGCAGATAGTCAACTCAGGACACTAATTAGAGAGAAAAAGTTACGTCACTCTGGAGATCCTGTACTGACTGAACATGTCAATAATGCAGGTGCGAAAACAGACAGTGAAGATAGCAAAATACGAATTGTAAAACGTGCTACTCATTTAAAGGTTGACCTATGCGTAGCTTTATCAATGGCAAGCGATAGGGTGCTTTACTTGCAGATTTAGAGGATTTATGACTTATAAAATAACTGATTTGAAAATTATTATTGTTTTTGATTCCGATTTAAAGAAATTAACTGAAAGATCAAAAAAACTGAAAAGACTAAAAGGGATGCTGGAATCATCTAAAGATATGGAAATTACAATGCAAGATATAAACAACTGTTTACTTACCACAGATGAAGAGGCAGGGCGGCTTAAAGAATTTATAAAGAAGTTGATTTAAATTAGTACCTTGCCCCAATACAGGGTAACATGCTACAATATCCCTCATACCCAACAAGCTCATAGTTACCTACTTCATCATCAAAACATTACACAAACAGGTAACGCCTCTGAAAGCCCCTATTCTCCCGTAGGGGCTTTCTCTTTTTTAGTGATTGACACCATATATAATCTGTGCTAGTATAGCACTAAGTCACACTAGATAAATAAAAGTTTTATCAAACTTCATAAACCCCTTGCGGCAAAACTAGTGTGACTACTGTTTTATAGCTGTAAGGGGTTTTGTTTTTTCAAAGGTAAATAAAATGTTCAAAAATACAGAAAGCGCACAAGAATACGAATTAACAATCAATGACGTAAAAGTTGAGATTTTAGAAGATAATACAGTGTTGATTGTTCCCAACGATGACGAATTTCCGATAGAAGTATTTAAATTTAATCTAGCCAGTGAAGCTAGTGAATTTGTCAATAGTTTGTAAATAAGGAGAAAAATAGAATGAGTTTTTACAATATGTTAAATGGTGTTAAGCCGTCTGTATTTTTTATTATGCCTATGTTGGGGCATCATCCAGATAGATTTCCTCGCTTTCGTGATTGCTTTGTAGGGGACGAATCTCACCCTGAGTACGATGATTGTATTCATGTATACACTCGTACAGGTGGAGGAAACCGAGATATGTATGAATCAGGAAACAAATGGATTACTAGCCCAAATGGATATATTACAAATTTTGACGATGAGGGTGATTCGACATATGCAAGTTGGGTTTTCAAAGTGCCTGAAAAATGGAAAGCTGATTTTGATGCATTTTGCGAAGGTCGTCTTGATGATATTAGTGTTGAATATCGCAATCAAATTCGTATTGTATTCCCTAAACTTGAGGATAAACTTCGTGATCAATTCGGCTGGTACAATGATTCACAAGGACAAATATCATGAGCAACTTTGAATACGAAAGTGAAGAGCAACAGGAAGTTTTTGAATATTTAGATCGGTTGCGTGAATCAGGACGCGCTAACATGTTTGGGGTACGTTCGTTCATTGTGGACAATTTCAACATGAAAGATGATGAAGCAGCCCGTTATCTTATGCAATGGATGGGTAGTTTTTCAGAACGTCACCCTTCTGTCAACAATAAAGGGGTACGGTGATGATTTACACTCCGATTTATAAAAAAGATGATTATACGTTTATTGTCTTTACGCCAGATCATGATTGCAAAAACAGAGATGATGCATTTAGTCAAGGTTGCGGATTTTCTCTTATTGAGGGCATGTTATGCGGCTTTAAATTTACAGGCGATATTGCAGAAATAGATGGTGGCATTTTGCACCGTTCCGCTGAATTAGCTGGTATGAGAATAGGTTTGTTATCTGGAAAGTTATTTGAGGAGGCGAAACATGATTAATCATTTTATGCCAGATGATGGAAATAGTGAGGTAACAGAATGACACAGTACACAATTAAGCCTCTGGAATGGACAAACAAATATGAAGCTCGTGTTATCTTGGGTGTCTACCAAATTTTTTTAGATGATACTGAGCGGCCGTGGATGTGGGAATTTAACACATTAGACTATCGGCGCTTTAGTGGAACTGATTACAAAAGTCTGGAAGATGCAAGGCAAGGAGCTAATAATCATTGGCATGAAATACTAGCCAGTGAACTAGAGGTAACAGAATGACCAAAAAAGAGGCAATCTATATAACATGTCTGACAATTACAGCATTTACCATCTTGATTATTGGATGGATAGGGGGAGCTGTTTAAATGAATAAAAAACTTTACTCTGGACACGCAGGGGCTAGTAACGAATTCAGAGGGGGAAGTATGATGGAGTCAAGGACATATACGCTGTTTGCAATTTCCGAGGCAGAAGCGACTGGTATCTTACTCTTAAAAGCAAAAGAGGATTGGCCTGCCATTGGCGGATGGCATGCTCATTTTGCAAATGTTGCACTTGTGCCAGAACATATGATACGCCGTGCTTTTGAATTACTTGAGGATTAGAATACACACCACCTAAGACAATAGAAAATGTATCAATTAAGCCTTATCTTTACGATAGGGCTTTTTTTATGTATGATTGTAGGAAACTTTCAGGAGTTTTTGCTACCTATGACTAATGAGTATAACAATGAATCCTAATATAGATGAGAAAGCAATGGCGAATGGCCGTGTATTAAGTCAGTCTGTGCAAAAACAGCCTGATTACGTAACCGTTCCTGGCAGTGATACATTCGTAATAAACATATCTTCATTTGCTGATGACTTGCCAGCATGGGGGACACAAATACGTCTAAGAGATAGGGAGCTTAGGAAATTTTGGCCTACTGAGACAATCATAGCGGGTGCTATCCAAACTGTAGTATCCGCAAGGGCCAATATGAGCTGGTCATTAGACGGGCCACCTCGCACGGTTGGCATTTTGCAACGGATGTTGCAAGCATCTAATCTTGGTAAAGGGTGGCTAGATTTACAAATCAAAGTAGCCACTGATTTACTAACTCAGGACAATGGGGCATTTGTTGAGATAGTCAGACAAGAGGACAAAGAGAACAGCCCTGTATTGAACTTGGCACACCTTGACGCGGGACAATGTATCAGAACTGGTATGCCAGATATACCTGTTATTTACTATGACCGTGACAATGTAGAGCATAAATTAAAATGGTATCAGGTTTTAGATTTTACCGATATGCCTAGTCCAGTTGAACAAATGAATGGTTTGCAAGTTTGTTTTCTCAGTCGTGTCTTGAGAGCTGCTCAAATTATTAAAGACTTAAGCATTTACAAGCGAGAAAAGATTGCAGGACGTAACCCTGGTGAGATCCATTTAGTATCTGGTGTACAGACAAAGCTTATTGAGGATAAGCTAAATGATAGTCAGCACTCGGCCGATAATCAAGGCTATACAAGGTTTATGCTACCTGTGGTTATTGGTTCTTTAGACCCTAATGCAACAGTAAGCGCAACCACAATAAGTCTAAGAGATGTACCAGATGGTTTTGATGAGGATACTACCTTAAGATGGTATATCGCCCAAATTGCAATGGCGGCCGGAGCTGATTATCAGGATTTTGCCCCACTCGCATCTAACAATCTTGGCTCATCTACTCAGAGCGAAGTCTTAGACCGTAAAAGCCGTGGCAAGGGTATGGAAACATGGCGCAAGTTGTGGGAGCATAAACTTAACTTTAATGGCATATTGCCCCAATCTGTTACCTTTGCATTTGATTCTAAAGATATTCAGAATGATATAGAAGAGGCAGACTTAAGCGACAAGAGAGCTAAAACATATAGTACTTACTATGATAAAGGACAGGGCGTTTTACCTCTTAGCGTTATTCATCAAATGATGGCTGATGATGGTATCCTTAAACCCGAATACATGTCATTGCTAAATGCAGAGGACATAACACCTGACATTGTAGCCACTGATGATGAACGCGCACCTACTGAAACAGAGATAGATGAGGCACAGGGTACGCCATCTGTTGATATGGCAGAAAGCCAACCTGAATCAATGCCTATTGAAACCAGAGCGGCCAATGGTGATATTAGTTATGGATGTCTTATGCTCATGATGCCTGATTATATTAGTCAAGCTGTAATGGAAATAGCACAGCAGATTGACCCTAACGATTTACACGAATATGGCATAGAAGATGAAATACACGTAACTGTTAAATATGGCTTTACAGAAGAAGTTACACCAGGGCGGGTTAACGCAGTTATACAGGGTCTATTGCCAGTATCAGTACAAATAGGCAACTTGTCACTGTTTGAAAATGATAAGTTTGATGTACTAAAATTTAACATTGATGGTTCAAAACTCCGCAAAATGAACGCGGCCGTTAGCATGTTGCCAAATGAAGATACTCGTAAAGATTACAATCCTCATATGACCATCGCTTATCTCAAACCAGGTATGGGTGAAAAATACTTAGCTTTAGACAATCCCCTAAAAGGTGTATCGGTAGCTGGCAATCTTGTCTATTCAGATGGCAAAGAAAACTACACACCAATACAGGGCAACCTAAAAAAAAATATAAGTTATAAGCAATTTGATACTACAGAATATCAAGATGAGATTGCAAGATTAATGAAGCAAGTGGGCAATGGCGAGATAACCAATGACCAATTTACGCAGCGCATGGAAACGATGGTGTCAAATGAAGTCACAAATGCTTACATAAATGCCAGTGGCAAAACAGAATTAACAGCAGATGACTTGGCGATCATTGAGGCCAAGATATCTCAGAATCTAAGCGCCATACCTGGCTTAATTGATTCTGTTGATTTGTGGATAGCTGAGGAAGTAGACGACTTATTAAAGAGAATCGGAAAACGTGCTGAATTGTGGGGCAATGATATTGAGGGTGTTTGGAATCAGGGGTTTTTACGAGGTGGTAACGATGATCAACCAATTGCATGGCAATTAGGCGCAACCGATCATTGTATTACTTGCTCAATTCTAGCCAATTTAGTAGCTACTAGAAAGGAGTGGCGTGATAGTGGATGGTATCCTAAATCATCCCGTTTGGCTTGTGGTGGTTGGAGATGTGGCTGTTCATTTATTGAAACAGATGCACCACTTACAGGAGTGCCGATATAATGTTAAAAGTTAAAATCATCTTACCGCGTGATAAGATTTTAGATGTTGAGGCATTTGGGAAAGCGGCCGTTAAAGATTTGAATGAGGTGCGTGATTTAGTTGAAAAAGATTTCAAGGACAGTACTGCCACATGGAAAGGTCAACCAACATTCAGAGGCCGTAAGGCAACTGAACAGAGAGCATCCTTTACCATTTGGTCTAACAAGAATACTTGGGTATGGACAAACAAGGGTACTGACCCTCATCCTATTTTCCCAAAACGAGCACCCGTACTCAGATTTAAAGTTCCTAGTACAGCCAAAACAGTGCCAAATAAATTAGGCTCAGGGTCAGGGAGCAGGGGAAACGAGTGGAGAACATCCAAAGGGATAAAGAGACATCCTGGTACAAAGGCACGTAATTTTGACAAAGTATCTGCCGAAAAACGGCAAAAAGACTTGAATCAAATGTTAAACAAGACTATGCAAAAATATACACGGAATCGCTAATGATCAACATATCACCGAAAGAATACAAAGATCTTTTAGAAGCGTGGAAACAAATGAGGCAAAATAACAAAAGCAGCCAGTCGTTCTTTATGATTGTTCAGTGGGTTCCTGTCGGAACGAATGGCGGTCGCTTAGTTTGCAGACCTGTTGAAGGCCCAATAGACACAGAGGCAAAAACGACAAATTGACGTAACCTCGTACATTATGTTATTATCGTAGAAAATATATTTTTTGTTGCCGCGTGCAGCATTATAGACCTAAACCGTCAGGCGGATTAGGTCTTTTTTTGTTTTAAGGCCATTATGGAAATTAAAGAGACAGAAGAAAAATGCTATGATGATGAAATGATGGTTGTTGATCCATCCATGGGAGCTACTTCATTTGCAGAATTAGACCTAATAGAACGCACTCATGACCGTTACGGCAAGTTTCGTAAAATCATTGACTCGTTTACAGCAATGGTACGCAACATCATGCAATCGGATGGTGTTGACGTAATGGAAAAACCAGCACTCATTCGCAATGTAACTGAGGAAATGAGAGCTAGGCTTGATGCTGATTTTGAAATGGGTGAACGGCAAACAAAGGCAGTTACTAAAACAGAAGGTGGAATTGAGTACATGGCATCTGATTATGCAGATGTGCCGGATATGGAAACACCATCTACATGGAAACTGCGTTTAGCTGAGGGGAAAAGTGGTAACTTTACTATTGCCCAAATTGCCAGAGCTATTACAGCAATGCAGCCAGGGGGCTTTAGGGGAAACCAAGTAGAACTTACACAACCTAAAGCAACTGTTATTTCTAAAATATCTGCAGCTATTGGCAAAGCAGATGGTACTGATGAGCAAAAAGCTAATTTAAAAGAGCGGTTAAATTCTGTTAAGGCAATCAACTTTGCAAACAATACAGGGTTTAAGGTTCTAAAATCAGTCAATGGTGACTATCGCTGGTTAGGTTGGGTATCCAATAAATTCATGGATAGAGAAGGGGAAATCCTAACCGAAAAAGCACACACTGATTATGTTGAATGGTTAACCAAAAACCCATCGGCCGCTCCTCAATTGTGGACTTACCATATCCCAGGCACAGAGCGAAAAAATAAAGCCGATTTCTGGACATACCTAAACGGGTTTTTGGTACTAGGTGGAAAGCTCACAGAAGAAGAGGCAAAAGCAATTGAAAGCTATGGTGATTCTCTGGGAATGAGCCATGGTTTTTATGTTCTGAATAAAGAAGGAAATTTAATTAATAAATATCGTACTTTTGAAGCTACAGTTTTACCGTACAAAGCAGCGGCTAACCTGTGGACAAAATTTAATATTAAGGAGATTGATATGGCGAAAATGACAGACGAACAGCGGGAAGTAGCCATTAGGTTGCACGGGCCGGACTTTGTCGCTGCTTTAGAAAGTGACACTCAAAAGATGGCAAGTACCCTGAATGATGCTGGTGTACAAAGCAAAGCGGAAAAGGTCGAAGAAAAAGAGGATAGTGAAAAATCTCTTAATCTTGACACGCTTGCCGAAGCTGTAGCTAAAGCAGTTACCGAACAGCTTAATCCGACTGGTTTACAGGACGCTATTAAAGCACTTGCAGATCAGGGCGCAGTTAGTGCAATTGCAATTGACAACATTATCAAACGTCTTGATGTACTTGAAAAGACTGATGATGAAAAATTGTCAAAACAGTTTGAAGCTAAGGTTAAACCAGGTATTGATTGGATGAATGGTTTCCGTGCCAGTGTATCCAAAGAAACTATTATTAAAGAAGATGAAAAAGAAAAATTTGAGAAGGCGCAACCTAATGAAAGTTGGGTAACTCAGGCCTTCAGTCTTGGAGGTCAATAAATATGTCACAAATGATTGATGTTAATCAGTTGGCTCAGGTGCTAGGCTCTCTGGCAGGTGGTCAACAAAAATGGGGTAGTTTCCCACAGGGTTACAAGGTAGCTCCCACTACTCCAAGTACGCCATTTTTACATGGCCCTGGCGGTTTGTTTGGTGTAGCTGGAATTGACCGTGATATTTTCAGTTCTCACATTAACGGAGATGGGCTTGCTTCTGTTTTGCCTGTTTCGTTGAGTGTTCAAACCAACCCGCTCTATGGCTACATTACAGGGTTTCAGGATGTCACAGGTTCACAACCTGACCCAACTACTGATCCTTGCGGCGCTTTCCCTGTAGCTGGTTCAATTAAGAACTGTATCCAAACTGCACAATTTGGCCGTTATGGTTTTGAGACTCGTGCCATTGACTTGAATCGCTTAGGCGAGGTCATTAATCGTGGCGAGTTTATGGACTTGCGGATTGTTAACAGCCCACTGGTAAATGATTTAGCTGGCATTTTCTCTGGTCTACCTGCTAGTGACGCTAACCTTTTAGCGCGTGACTTTATGGCACGTCTTTTAGAGGTCGGTGTAGCTTTCCAACGGACGCTAGGTGAACAGGTATTTTCCGGAACTGGTACAGGTAATGAATTCCCTGGCCTTGATATTTTGGTAGGCACTGACAAAGTAGACGCGCTAACTGGTACAGATTGCCCTGCTCTTGACAGTGATATTAAGAACTTTAACTATGGTTGCGTGGATGATACTACGCTTTCAAGTGGTATTGTTCGGACGCTTCATGCAATGTATCGCTATGTCAAGCACAACGCCATGAAGATGAACTTTGGTCAAGTTACGTGGTCGTTTGTAATGAATCCGAACCTGTTCTATGAACTGACTGATGTTTGGCCGTGCCAGTATAATACAGACCGTTGTGAAGTCATTGGTGACAACGCTCGTGTATTTGTT